GAACAGTTTTAGTATCTCCTGAAGTAATAAAGTTCATTCCAATAGTATTACCCAATCCTGAGCCACCAAACCATCTTCTGTGCCACATAACTGTTGGCATTTTGATTGTCAAAGGATTTCCTTCTGCATGATTGATATAATATTTTTCACCGTAATCATTGGAAATATTTAAATTACTGAAGTGGATAATGCCAATTCCTTTGATGTAGTTATCATACACACTTAAAAACTTATCCTCACAATCTATTCCGCTATTCAAGGCTTCGGGTAAATCAATATTGTAACCGAAATATTCCTTTTGACCTACATAATCAATAGAACCATAATAATGATAATCTTCGTTATTAGTTTGAGTTCCTGCCATGCTTTCATTCCAAACATTATTCATATTCAAAACATTAACATCGTATTGTGAAACATCACAAGTAGTAACAAATTCGAGAGTTTCTTTATTCCAATAAGGAATTGTAGAACCACTTCCATAGAATTCAAGTATTGATTCTCCTTTAGGGAAAATATAATAATTTACTGAAACATCTGACAAGAATGAAAAATAAGGCAAATATCTGTCAACTGTTATTATTGTTGAAAGAGGTGTTTTTTCTATCTTATACCAAAGATATAATACAGGTTCTTCAGTTTCTTCAGGAGTCAAAGCTCCTACAATTGTATTTGTTATTTTGAAAAGAATATAATCTCCATCCTCAAAATTAACAGTTCCAATATCAATAGTGTTACTACCATTAAATTGTGAAAGCAAAACTGTTCCTGAAGTTCTCAGGTAATTATTGCTTGTTATTAGCTCATCTGTAGTTCCACTGAAAAAACCTCTCTCAATAGCTTGATTTTTGACACAACATTCAATTGTTTGTCTTTCACCTGCAGCAATTGGAGATAAGATTGCACATTCAGCTTTCTCTAAGAAAGTTTTGGTGTTCGGTTGAAAATCTTTTGGCTTCAAAATATTTGAAGTTCCAAATTCTGCAGGGATATCTTCAATGTTTTTGTAATCCACTTCAGAATCACCTAAACTCCAAAAACCCCAAGTCAAAGTTCCTCTTGCGATTTTCTCTCTTCCTTTTGCTGTCAGCCTTGTTAAAATTAACGGACTTTTCTTTTCAATTATATAAGACATATGTATTTTTATTTATAATTATGAGATTGTTATTTTTTCGTTGAAACCTATTGGATTTGAACATGGTGTAATTACTGTTATACCTCCACAAAGGGCTTCTGCTGTATTGTAATCAGTATAAATATTTATAGTTGTACCGATTTCAGAACTATATCTACAACCATCTGCAATAATTGTTATGTTCACAGGTAATTTAGCATTACTTCCAAAATCATACATGTCAGTGTAATTTGCATCATAACCTGTAGGAGTAACCCCTATAGGTATAGGTGTTTGAAATGCCATTGAACATAATCTAATATCCGCAGGTGATGGACAAGGCAAAGCAGGAGATGTAAAGCATGTAGGATATAATGCTACAGGTGAAGCAGGTGTCATTGTATCTAAATGTATTACTTGAGGTCTACCATTTAATTTCATTTTATCAACATTAAATGCATTTAACCATAACCCATTTGGAGAAGGGGTCACAGGGCTATTAGTAGTACCTTTTCTAAAGGGATAAACATAAAACTCAATAAACATATCAAAGTTAGTAATAGTTTGATTACATTCAACCTGTAATACATGTATTACAAATTCACGAGAATAACCATTTGAATTAGAACCATCTAAATCTACATGAGAAGTTCCAAATATATTAACATCAAAAGTAGTAAAAGGCATATCTTAAAAAGGTGTTAAAGTTGTAACTGTACTTATATTACCATCTGTAGGTATTGTTAATGATACAGAAGCTTTATGTACACAATAATCTTCGTCAAATAAAGCTATATCTACAGTAATATTATTTCCATCTATAAAATTAGGATTATCTACACCAAATCCTGCAGGGGTTAACAATAAATACCAAGGTGAATCAGATGCTGTTACAGTAGTAGCATCCCCATTTGGAGTTAATTGATTAAATCCAAATTCCATATAATTACTTAATTGTACATCGGGCGTATAATTTGCAGTATTATGATATCTTGGAAATGTTGCTACAATTGAATCAATAGCTAAATTTGAAATTTTATAACTACCCATCAAAGAACCTGTATAAGTTGGAGAAGTTAAATTAACTTCTAATGTATAAACACCTAAACTTGATGTATAATTGCTTAATATAACCTCTAATTCAAATGGAAGATTTCCTTCACAAGTAACAGGAATGCAATTATCCAAAGGAATCGGACAATCTACCTCTATGAAATTATTTGTGCTTGTACATCCATTAGCATCTTCAACAGAAATAATTATAACTTCATCATGTTCAGCTTCAAAAGTAACACTTCCTCCTTCTGTAAGAATAGTTCCTGAATAATATCCTGTGATAATATATGGTGCTTGACCCCCTGAAACAGTTAATGTTACATCTGCAAATCCTGTATTTTCACTTTCAACTTGAATACATTCATAAGAAAGATTAACATCAATTACTACTGTATCGCAAGTATCACCTGTAGGAATAGGTTCACCTGTTATACATTCATAACCATTGAAACCAAAATAATTTTCAATAGTATTCTCACCATTTTCATTTGTAGAATATTGAATAATTTTCCCTGAGAAGTTACCTTCTCCACCTGAACCTGAATATCCAATTGTACCACCTGTATAAATAGAAGTACATTGAACATTTCCAAAGTCAAAGCTTAGGAATCCATCAATACTATCAAAGCTTTCTGATAGACATTTATCACTTACAACGGTACAAACAACAGTTACTCCTGAAGGTGAATCAATATCTGTATCACTTTCTCCGCCTAAAGTATATTTTTTATAGTTATGCTTAGGTTTGTGGAATATGTTGTTTTTATAGGTATATTGAGCTTCATTCCAAATTGTAGTAGCAGGAAGCAATTGTTTTACTGCAGAATACCAATAATCCCCTGTACGGCTTATTATTTCAATACCATAAGGATAATTTAAAGCTTTCGTTGGAGCGCAATCTAATCCATCCAAATACTGCTCATATATAGTATTTAAAAATGGATACTGTCTTGTAAATTGCCTTCCAATAGGATTTATTGCTTCATAAGTAATATAATCTTTACTTAAATTGGTATATCTTTCATCAACACTTACAAAGAATTTCTGATAGTACTCATAATAAGAAAGTACATCGGATTCAATATATTTTACAGGATTGATAGTCAATTCCAATTCTTTAGTATTCAAAATTAATCTTGAATCGAAATCTTGATAATCAGTCTCCTGATTTTTAAAATCATAAGTTCTACTCGTTAATTCTTCAGAGTACAACCATCCTTTCTTATTATCAATAACCTTATCAAATTCTAAACCGTATTGACTTGGTATGATTACGCATTTATTTTGAGGGGTACTGCATAATTTTGAAACTTTCACATTATCCAAATGAACGCAAGCTCCAAAATTGAAATTAGCAAAATTCAAATTGAATTTGGTAAAAGAACCGACTAAATCAGCATTTAAAATAAATGTACTCCTTGTCCAAGAACCTTTGAATCTTTTTTCTAAATCTTCTTTTGAAGGACAATCTATTCCTAATTCAGTTGAAATTAAATCATTGACAAAAGCGCAATCTTCTTCAGAACCTGTTGTACCAATTCCATAAGGAACAACTTCTGAATCAAAAGTATATAGATTTTCATTTTGAGCTAAAAGATAGGTGGTATCTCCTGTATAAGAAATAGTTCCACCTGTATAATCTAATATCAATCCTTCTTCATCTGTTAATACAAATGCCTGAGCATTGACAGCTAAATCTCCTAAAACTTCTAATATAGTTCTTGTATCAGTTTGAAGGTATTCTATAAGCTTTCCGCAATCAATTTGAGCAAACCAATCAAATTCAAAAAGATATTGGCAATTAGATTCTATAACAAAACTTTCCCCTGATAACTGATTAAAGTTCAATTGAACGTTTATATCACCGCATTCACATGAGCCATCATCTATTACTGCAATAGGGTCATAATTTACTGCAACAGGATTAGTGCATCCTGAAGCAAAAATACAAGTTCCATCATTATAGTCCGCATTAGAATTATAATTGACTGCAAGAGGATTTGTGCAACCATATACAGGCTTTAATAAAGAACAACTGCCATCATCAAAATTTGCATTAGGATTGAATTCATAATAAAGGGGATTAGTACAACCTGAAATTACTTCATATCCTTGAACAAAGACATCACAATAAGAAAAATCTTCGGTTGGATTAGGTGTCAACAATATATGGCTGCAAGTATGTTCGTAAAAACAGTCTTCAATTCTTACTTTTACCTTTATGTTTATAACAACATTAATAGGTTCGGTTGAAGGATAATAAAAATTGAAATTAAAAGTATCTCCTGTTGAAGTAATATACTGTGTCTCAGAAATGGAGGCATCCTCAAGACTTACAACAGGTAAATCCCTTACTCTATCCACAATAACTTCACCTGAAATAGGAAATCCATAGGTGTTGAAAATTTCAACATCTACTTGTCCCTGAATCAACCCATTTACTAAATCGGGAGTGGAATCATAAGTTACTGTTTGTTTTATTCTTACGTTCTGTAAACAAGCCATATTATGGATTTGGTAGTGTTATTTTTGTTTGTGAGTCATTATCACCTAATTGTCTTGGATTAACTGTTAAATCTGCAAAAGATTCAGTATATTCACATCCATTTGCAAAGGTTACAAGAACACCTACATTTATTTTTATTTCAGTAGGTACAGGGTCTCCATCATTGCACAAAGAACTGAAATCTAAATCAATTGTTTCTACTCCTGCAAGCAAGTTAAATGTTGCTTGTACAGGAAGAGGATATCCAACAACGTATATATCATCCCCTCCGCTACCTGTAATAAATAAAGTTACTTGGTCTATAATATGACCTGCAGGTAGAGGGTCTAAATCATAAACAACATTTAATTTACCTGAACACGGTGATTCTAAAGAAACACTTGTCGTTTCAAGTGACATTTCTATTGTTATTGCTTCGCATTCAACAGGTTCAGGTAGAGGGCAATCAATTAATACTTTTTCGGTTAATGAACATCCATAAATATCATAAATTGTTATTTCCGCATAGTTATTATCATTAACAATATCGCCATCTTGAATTCCTGTTGAAGAAACCCCATTATGGGTAACTGAAACAGTTGCTGTTCCATCGTTTTGACCAAATTCATCAAGATTACAAATATATGTTATAGTTGCAAATAAGTCTGTTGTCAAGCATGGGTCAGGACAATCAATTGTGATATTATAAATATCAGAAAGACATCCATCTTCATCTGTTCCATAAATCGCAAAAGTATCTCCTGTGGAAACAACTTGCCCATCTGTAGCACCTGAAATTGAAACTACACCTTTTCCTCCATAAGAATTTATGTGTAAAATTGCAGTATCTCCACTTACACAGTCATACCAAATATCTAATATAATATTGGTACAACCTGTGAATATTGTAGGCGTAGAACAAATTTTTAAAACTTTATCTGAGATAGGAAGTGGACATCCGCAATCATCCAAAAAGATTTCAGGATAAGGGTCTACAGTTGTTTCACCTGAAACTGTGAAACATTCATTATGAACCAAATCGTTATCAACTATATCATAGGTTAAATTAACTCCTGTCAATTCCCAATTTTGTTCAAAAAGAACTTTATAACTTTCTACAGTTTCAGTATAAGTTACAGTAGTTCCTGTAAATTCACTTGGGAATAAATTAACATATTTATAAAAATACGATAAACCTCTATCTAATTCACCGTATCTTTGGAAATAATCTATTTCATTATCGGGATAAAATTTTGGATAACCTTCTTCATCAATAGGTAGAGTGCTAATATCAAATGTAACATTTGGATTTATAAGGTTATAATAAAACCTTAATTTATCAACGTCCACAGGTTTTTTTGCCCTGATGACATATTCATTAAAATCAACTATGTCTTGAGGAATCCCTAAGAAATTTAAAATAAAATCTATAGCATTTCTTGTTCCTTTTGATTTGAATACCCAAGCCGAATTTAATGCTAATAATCTTAGTAAATCATTTGGAAGTGGCGGATTAATATCCATATCCCATCCTAAAGATTTAATAAAATCAAAAAGCAATGCTTCAGGCATACTATCTCTTTTGGTATAAGTTACGGAATTCAAAGTTCTGATACCTTCTATATAATAATTTATATCATCTAAACTTCTTCCATAAACTATTAAAAGCCTATTAACTTCGCCATAAGTGGGATATTCTGCATTAATATCTTCCAAAGTAACACTTTGTACACTTTCAGGGACTAATTTCCTCATTAGGAGATTACCCCTTTTATCATCAAATTTTTTAGCAAATTCAACTAAGTCTGCTACATAGATATCATAAAAAGCTGAAACTATATCAAGGTTATAATTATCTGCCTTTGGAAATTGTAATTCTAAGTTATAATCCAAAAACAATCCGCCATCAACTTCTTCAGTAGCTTGAAAGATTGCTCTGAAATTATCATCTTTGTTCAAAAGATATGCTTCAAAATCATCTAAGGAATCATAGAACAGATTTATCTCAGAATCCATAGGTTTGATATAGAATTCTTTAGAACTACTTCCAAGGTCAAAAGGATTTCCTTTGATTTTTATTGTAACAAAGTCGTTACTTGTAGTTTGTGATGGGGTGAATTCCAAAATAGGATATTTTATCCCATCTACAACTAATTCATACTTATTAAAATTTTTAGTTAAATTTCTTAAAGAAGGAATTCTATCATCAGGAAATTTATAGTTAGGATTGCTTTGATGATAAATTCCAAAAGGATTTGAAAAGAAACTTACGTTTGCTGAAAACGTAGTTGTTTCATCAATAAAATAGTATCCCGAATTGATTATATTTTGACCTACTATACCTAATACATCTGTTCTTGAGTATATGGATGCAGGATATTTTAAAAGAATTGTTTCCAAAGAAACTCTTACTAATTCCAAAAGAGAACTATACTTTGAAAAATACTTTGGATTTGTTTTATCCAAATAAAGTTTTAATGACTTCTCAGGATTGAATACAGTATTCTTCAAAGAAACAGTCTCTACGTTTTCTAAAGTGTAAAACGTAGAGAATTTTGGAGGTAAAAATGTTCTTACTCTTGGTGGATTTAAATTTGTAGTGACTTCCACTCCGCCAATTGTAGATATTACAGTTGCAGCATCGTTTAGTGTTAAGTCATTAGTTTTGTGTGGAACTTCTCCTACATATTTTTCAGCCATTATAAGTTACTAATATTATTGAAATCTTTTGAAAAGTCTATTGTTTCTTTTTCTTCTTTTACTTCATACAATTTTTCTGCACCAACCTCATCCTTGATAACATATTCAGTAAACTGTTTGTAGATTTGGTTATTCTCATTATAGTAAGTTCTTGTTCCATCTGCAACAGCTTTAGTTTGATTACCAAATAATCCAATAGCCAACGTATCAAAATCGTGTTCTACTAATTCGATTTCCAAATGAATTGGGTCAAATGTCGTAGGAATCAAAAATACTTCTTGATTTGGCAACCCTATAAACGGAACACCATTTGGTCTTACAGATGGTGCGGAAGATGGAGTTACTGTACAAAAAACTAAAGTACTATTGTCATTCAATCTATATTTTACAGATTTTTGATTTGTATTGTTCAAAGTTTCACTTACAGGTTCTACTTTATTGTTTGAAGTGATAATTCTGAATAGGTTTTGAATTTTCTTTTCCTCTGCACTTGTGTTAGTAGTTACATACTCAATTCTATATCCAATTAAATTACTATTTTCGAATTTAGAAACATCTTCAGCAGGAATTGACGATAAATCAAATAACACGCCTCTGATATCAGGTTTTGAAGCTAATACACCGCAATCTGTAATTCTTACTCTTAATCTTCTTGGTCTTATAACAATATTATAAAATCCCTTTTTATTAAATATAGAAGTTGGTAAAATAAGATTATATAATCCTCCAAGAATTAATCCTGAATCTGTAGGGTCATCAAGTTTTTCTAAAACTTGTGCAGGATTCAAAGATAAAACTTCAGTGGTGTTAGTTGCTCTATCAGTACTGTACATATAAAAAATTTCACAATCCTGTACTCTGAAATCTGCACTTCTTTTTGTTCCAAATACGCCTGTTGCCATTATTTTTTTATTTTAATATAAATATCAATTTTTAAATTTCAAATTAAGATTTTTTCACATTAAAGAAATTTTGATTATATCTTACCAATTGTTCGACAGAATCTATTTCAGACATCCTTAAATGTCTTTCATTTACATTCACTATTCCTCTATCAAAAAATAATTCATTTTCAATTGTAGGCTCTGCTACAACATTCAAATATTTCTCTTCATGAATCAAAGCCATCAGTACAGTATTATAATCTCTAAACCCTTTAGTATAATATTTGAAAGTTGTATATGGTACTTCAGAATATTCACCTGTTAAAGGATTTTGAACTAATTTATTGTATAAAAATGTTTCATAAACAATTCCTGTATTAGTAACGTAATTCCCTGAATTGTCTAATTGTCCTCCAATAACATAAATGATACTATCAGTTGTAATAGATAAAACTCCTGTGAATTCATCAGAAGGACTATCAGAAACATTTAACCCTACTGCATAAGGATTATTTTGATTATACAATTGAACAAACTCTATTTGAGATTCTGTTGTACCTGTAACTAAATATTCATCAAAAGTATAATAGTATTCTACATTCAAACCTGTTTTTCTTGCGAAATAATCAGGTTCAGAATTAATCAAATCATCTGCACCAATAAAATCTTCATTTGTGAATAAGCCTATATTCTCAAATGTCTGAGTAAAATAAATAGGAAAATAAATAAAACTCCTATCTATTTTCCCATATTTGTCATTTTTGTTTACATATGCATCAGCACCTAAAGGAATACTTTCTACATGATTACCTAATTCATCGGTAGTTATAGTTGTATTTATACCTTCTCTGATTATAGGATAATCCCTATTGATAAATGGTTCTAATGATATTTTTTTATATATCTTTATCATGCAATTCTAATTGGGTACAATGTTATTGTTAAAGTATTACCTGTTACATTTATAGTTCTATAATTTGTTCCTAATGATGTATCTAAACTTGTTATTGAATAAACATTATTATTGTTTATACTCGATAACAAATATTTCACACTATTATAACTGTTATATAAATTTATAGGCATTGTAGGAGCAAAAGGATTAATTACATCTGTAGCATCATAAGCCATCAAAGGAGTAACAATTCCATCAGAAGCATTGTTATATGTAGCAGTCATGTAAAACCTCTTAGGATAGGGTGTAGAAGGATTTTTTAACCAATAAAGATAATAACCTTCAGATAAACCTTTTCTTATCGTTATAGGGTCAACTATTCTATATGTGATAGGCATTGTTGCTACAGGTAATAAATTACTATTTATATCTCTTTGGTCTTCATTTAACTGATTATAAATTATCTGTTGAAATACCAATCTTTTATCAGAAGGATTTGGTGAATCATAAAAATTCAATTTAATAAAAGAATTCTTAAAACGATTTCTAAAGAATTTAACATCGTCATCTGAATAGCCTAAATTGAAAGTTGAAGTCGGAATTGTATCTCCATAATAAAGAGGGGTGCTTCCTGAATCATGTATCTTTATAATAATTTCATTTATGCCATTAAATGGATAAAATTTTACCTTTTCATAATCGTCAATAGGATTAACTCCTTCATCAATAGCATCATTTAAAAATTGATTTTCAGCAATTTCAGAATTATCCATAGGAGAAAAATCTTGCCCTATAGGAATTTTGATGAAATTATTTTCCCCACTTAATTTATTTATATTTAATTTATATTTTTCCATTAATCACAGAAATTATTAGTTGGTATTGTTTCAATAAATTGTTCATTATCTTCACATCTACCTGTCACTTTATTAGTATTTTGGTTAAAGTAAATATTACATGGGTCTTGCCTTTGAACAAGTAGATTGATATTATTGTAAATATAATGACAACCATTTAAAAATGGTATTGTGTTTCCATTGCTGAAATCATTTGGTTCAATATCTCTCCATATATATCTACCATCTCCTACATTAACTGCATAAAAAGGTATAGTTTCAGCGTTTTCAAATTCTACATTTAAATAATTTGCAAATTTTTTAACTTGATTTTTATAATGCGCTTTATAGTAATATCCTTCTAAGAAATTATTAGCTTCTCTATTGACAGTATTAAATCTATGATAAGAAACTTCTAAAACTCTTTCAAGTTGAGAAACTTTATTATACTCTATAATATCTCCAAATATATAATCGGTTATAGCATTTACATTACTTTCAATAGAATCATTTAAACTAATAGAAGTGATTGTATTGATATCGTATTCAGTACTCATTGTAACAGTTTTAAGACCACTTTCCACTAAAGTCCATACTTGACCTCCACTTGGATAGTAATCTTGCCTCTTTGCAAAAGAAACATAAACTTCAGTCAATGGTCTTCCCAAATAATCAAGATAAAGATTCAAGTCAATATCTTTTCTGAAATTATATGAGAATATTTGGTCATTATAGATATTGGTTGCAAATGCAGTATTATAAAGTTCAACATCGGATAATTTTGTTATTTTTTCAAACCATCTTCCATGATATTCAGATTCTTGCCCATCAATAATTTTTTTGAAAGAAGTTCTTGTATTGGCAAAAACATTGGCAGGTGGTGCAGGAAATGCAGGGATAACATAGTCAATGATAAATGTATTTGATTCATAAGTACCATCTCCAAATCCTAAAGCATAAACATTAAAAGTTCCTTCATATCCTGTATCAGTTGCAGGGAAAATTGGATTGCTTCTTATGATTACTTCATCATCTACTGATAGTCCATGATTAATTGAACATATCAATGCGGTCATGGGTCTTTCATCAATTATAACAGTTGTCCCTGAATATATCGCAATTCCATCACTCAAAGGAACTCCATTAAACTCTAAAGGAACTAAATCAATTTCTTTTGGATAAGTTAACCAAATATTCCAATTATTTTCCCCATCAAGATTATATGGATAAAATCTATCAGGGACAGGCTCTAAATAAACTTTATCGCAGGAAACAGTATCTCCTGTATTATTATAATAAAACCAACCATCTTTTTCTTTTAAAATTTCATCTTGAGTAAAAACATATTCATCTGTTGAATCAAGCTCTCCTGTGTCATAATCCATTAAAGCTAATACATTTTGATATGATTGAGCTCCATCCCAATTAAATAAAACATTTGATGCTACAACATTTATATTACCAAGAAATCTGTATGTTGTTGAGTTTTCTCTTTCAATTGAAAAGTATTCAGGAATATCAATCTCTTCATCAATAGGTTCTATTGGAACAAGGTTATGCGTTTGATGAAAATCTTGTTTCAATTGAATATCAAGATTTACATCATTTTTTGATTTAAACGCATTTAATACTATTCTTTCGTTAGATTCCATTTTTTAATCAATACATCTGTCAAAGTAATTTTTTCTTAATTTATCCAAAGAAGATTGCCCTTGTCTGATACCAAAATACATGTAGTATGGTGGCATTTTTTTTGAAGGTTTTGCATCATCATCCAAACCAACACATTCATCTATTGTAAATTCTAATATATCATTAGGAGAAGATAAATCTAATGAAATTTCTTCTAAATATGCAGGTGGTGGAGCTAATGGATAATCTGTTGGAACTTCACTTGAATTATATGTCCCTGAAACTCCATAATAATTAAAGTTTTCACAGAGTAACCTTCTTAATACTATATCATTCCTATCAAAAATAATAACACCATTATTATCATCATAATCAGGTACTTGACTCTCAGCACCTATAAGTTCGTATAATTCTCCATCATCTCCTGTGTAAATAGGTGCATTATCTGCAGCTTGTGCAAATGCAATCTCTATACCTGCTTGACTCATAAGTTGTGTTCCATATCTGTTTATAGGGCAAGAAGTGAAACAGTCTGTAAAATCATATAAAACTTTTGTACCATTATCTAATTGATAAGTTGTAGATTCTACATTATTTATTACAAAAGGCTCTCCATCTCTATCACAAGTAACCATACTTCCAAGCTCTATAATATTTGTTGCAAAAAGTAATTTATACTTTTCTGAAACAGTTAAATTATTTGATGCCACATTACTGCCATTAACTGAATTTATTTCAATATCATGTCTTGCAGTATAGTAAAAGAATCCGTTATGCTCAACTATTAATCCTCTGCCATTTGGTGAACCGTTTGGCGAATTAATAGTAGCCATATTCCATAAGAGAGTATCTTCAGAACAAGTAGTACGAGGTTCGTCATTAAAAATATAACTTTCAGCTATATAAGAATCGTAACAACGATTTCTTCGATGTTTAAAATTAGGGTCTTTTTCAGGTGGAGTTGTTGGGCAAAATGTAGGAACATCTACATTAGGAGCTCTACAATCATAATCACAAAATCTTTCCAAAGATTTACCTTTTTTCTTAAATCGTGATTTATAATCAAAAAGCACTGAATATAATGAGCCTATTACCCAATCATTATAAAAATGAAATTTTACCAACCCAAGTTCTTCGGCTAATAGTTCTTTAACACAAGCTGCCCAATCATAAGCATCAGCATAGAAAATATCATTACATTGTAATTCTATTACTGATACAGGGCAAGACTGACATTGATTTTTACAATCATCTATATTAAAAGAATCGCAATCCACATAATATGGAGGAGTGCCTATACCTTGCAAGGTTTGAAATGCAGCAGTAGAAAATGCAATTATTTTATTTGTACCACCAATTATACTTGAAGGTAATGTAAACGTTTCCATTAATGGAAAAATATCTACATATGCAGTATAGCCTGCACCTTCATCTCCTGTAAAAATATTTATATTATCTAATTGACCATATGAATCTATTGTAACTTGAAAAATTACATCTTGCCCTCCTCCTGTATAAGTATATTGAGTATTATCAATAGAATATATTGGAGGTGATGGCGTAGCATTGTTTACATCATTTAATATAATAATTTCATTTGGCTGTAAAGTGAATTCTACTTCTATTGCAGTGTTCCAAAAAGATAAATTTGGATATGAAGCAGGGGTTAATTTTAAAGTATATAATGAATTATAAGGTGGATATGTACCTAACCCTCTTTGATTTATCAAATATACTTTTGATAATTCCCCATTTGCATTAGTTTCTAAATGAAATGAAAAACCTGTAGTGGAAGGCGAAGGAAGTACTGAACTGAAATCGGCATTAACTACAGGTATTATAGTTATATAATTAGGTTGCAATCCATTTATACCTCCATTATTTACAATGTTTATATCAGGAGTATTTAAAGTTGTTACTGCTTTAAAAGAATAAGTTGAACTTGAAGAACTGTCATCGTCATCTGCATTATAACATGCTGCACAGTCAATACATAGATTACATGGTGTAGTAATCCAATCTACAGGTATTGTTGGAGCAGGGGGGTCTTGTAATCCACTATTTAAAGCATAACAAGCTTTACATCTACATGCACTTCTTCGTTTATTACTAAAAGGGTGTTTAACAAAACATATAAAAGACATTACTACATCAAAGATAATAAACCCCACTAATCTGTTTATTAAGTCTATTACTACTGCAAATAAAGTAATAAAAATGCAAATTATTGTAAAGAAGAAAGAAGGATTTAATTTCAATCTATTAAAAGGGAAAGATTGGGTGTTTTCGCATTCGCCTATATCTTTTATTCCTGTATGTAATAATGTTGCACTACCTGTAGATTTTTGATATCTTGGGATATAATTAGTTACAGTATAAGCTTTTTTCCAACGCATTTCAAAAAAGTCAAAGTCTTCAGTATCATTACCAAATTGATAATTATTATACATATTTGGCACTAAATAATGAGCAGTTCTAAACTTTATATCATCTCTACGCTCATTCAAAGACATTCTAAATCTTACTTTAGCAGTTGTACCAATTCCCACATTAGGGTCTTCAGAGGCAATTAAATTGCCAAATTCATCCGTAATTAATCTATTTAGATTCATTGGAATAGTAAAAGCCCAATTACCATTTTCATCAATTTGCTTAGATTCAATTTCCATGTATTCAACTTCATTAGAAGTGTCAGACACTCTCCGTATCATCTCTATTGTGCCTGTACCTGTTGCTAAATCACAATTTCTTCCAAGCGTTTTTCTTGGTTGGCATTTTTTTCGTATTGAAGATTTTTTTGAATCAGTAAAAATCGAACCAAAGAATGTTGAATTAGTAATAATTTCTGTATTCAACGTGAAATCCACTCTATTTATACCAACTTCGTTTTCCTCTAAATCGCCCCAAAAAGGTAATACGTTTACAGAATAATCTTTTGATTGTACTTGAACTAAAGTATCTAAATCATTTCCACTTTTAAACGTAGTTTTTGATTCAAATAGATTTTCAGTATAGCCTTGTTCAATTAAATCATATGGTTTTAAAGAAATATAATCTATATTACTTAAATCCACATCCATATGCATATTTTGATTTCCTGTGGGAACACCAAAAAGCATGAAATCCCCTGCGAAATTCGTAGAGGTTGTAAATTTATAATATTTATCGTATATTTCAAGCCAAACATCGTTATCCAAAACTTTTCTTTTATTTGGGAAAGTTCCAACAGGAGTATGACATGACTTTTGAGGTAAATCTTCTAACAGATTATACCTAACCCCATCACTATTAACATCAGTTGTTTTTTCATATGGGTACAATTGCTTTATCAAAGGATTACTTTCATTAGAATCCAATGGTATAAATACAGAAACTTTGGCATTCGGAACACCAAATCCCCCATTAGCAATAACTCTTCCTACAATAACACCATAGTCCGCTGCAAATTTTCTGTATACATCGGCTTGGGTTAATCTTAATGATAATATTTCAAGGAAATCAAATGAATGGTCAAGTTTAACTTTTACATACTTGTCTCCATCATTCGGTTTCGTCTGTATTCGTATGTTCCGTGACATTCTTTTGTTTTTTTGAATTTTTTCCGTATACTGCAATATAAAAAACATACATTGCAGCAATATTTATAATTGGTGTAATTGCACAAATTAATAAAATTAAAAAGAAGAAGAATTTTCCAACTTTACCTGAAAAGACTACTCCACTTCCTTGTGTATCGTTAATTAATTCGGTTAAATTATTAGCTCCATCAGAGCCTAAATTTTGTTTTAAGTTAATGTTCTTTTTTGTTTTACAAGTACTACAAGCCATAATTAAATTGAGAATCTTATTTTAATATCCTTTTCGGGATATTTTATTTCAAAAATTTCATCGTAATCCGAAAATATTGCATTTTGACCCAATAAATCAATTTGACCTGTTGTTGCATCTGTCAATGGTTGACCTGTTGTGTTCAATGAATATATACCGAATCCGACTTTATTAAAAACTCTAAAGTCAATAACATTTAATACCCCACCTATATTGTTAACAATTTCAACAAGTTGTGATAAGTAAATGTCTTGACCCATTATTAAATTTTGTTCCTGAATGAAATTACTTGTAGCATTTATCACTTCAGAAGCAATTTCGTTTCTATTGAAGTTGGGGTCAATGAATAAATCAAATTCAAAACCAATATTCAATATTTTACCATCCTTAACTGAAATATAGTCATTCAAAGATTTAAATTTTGAAAGATACGTTGAAAGATTTTCTTTCATTGTATTGGTTGATTGATTTGTCAATTTTCCATCTGAATTTACCCCAAGAATTGATATTTCCACCTTATTAGCAATCTTAGCTACAGAAGCTTTATATGGAACACCAAACTTACCACTCATTTGATAAATCCTTGAGTAGTAATCTTGAAGAGTTATACATCTGTTTTGAGCAGCAAAATTATACCTTACGATATTTCTCATTTCTTCAACTGAAGGTTCATCAGAACCTCCAAATGCAGGCAATGGATTATTTACTGTTAAAGAAGCTTTTACTCTTTGATTTGCACCACTATTTTGCCCTGTAACGAAAATAGTATAATTTCCTAATGAAGTTAAAGTGTTAACTCCAATATTACTTGTTAAACCTCCACCTACTCTATATTTTACAAATAATGTAGAATTAGCTTTAGGGATATCTCCCAATGAGTTATCAAATACATAATCCTGTATTGATTTCAAAAATACATCTGAATCAGTTACATATTCGCTTGAAGTAGAAGTATCTTGAACACCATTACCAAATCTGATAGTAACAAATCCTCTATCAGAATATTCATACATAAATCTTCTTGTAATGTTTTCCCAACTACCTACCAATACACCTTGCTTATCCGAAGGAAGCAATGGCTTCTCTATGAAAATTTTACTTTCAGCTAAAGAATCAACATTATACCAAAGATTATTTGGGTCTGTTTGTTCTGATAAGGTTGGAAGTCTTTGATAGTTAGTTCCATCTAAAGAAATAATTGATTCTACAGACAATACATCACTATCAGGTAAGTCTATTTCAAAGAATTTAGTAACTTCACTTGGAGTAATAGCTCTTTTGAAAAATTTTGTTTTCCCTGCAACTACCAATTCTCTTTTTGTCAAAGTATAAGAAGCTATACCACCTCCACTATCTACATTTGGAATAATAATTCTATTGGATGCGCCTTGAGCATTATAAGGTGAAGAAAAGTCAATATCGTATAATGTTTCAAAAGATTGACCACCACCTAAAACTTCAGCACCTCTGATAATCAAAGGAGCATAATTCAAATCAAAAGTATCCGAATTTGGAGGAACTTCCACACTAAAATCACAAATAGTTACTGCAGGTCTTTTGTAAGGAACTCTAAGCCCAAATGTTCTTGCTAATGCTAAAATTGAACGTCTTTCTTGAGCATAGTTAATCAAGTTTTCTTGAGCTACTTTATCAATATTGAATGAAAGCATATCGCCTAAAGCTGCATTCAACTCTATCAAAAGCATACCTATTGAGGCATCATCAAATTCTGTATAAGTATTAGGAAAATGTTTTTTAGTATAATTAATTAGTTCTGCACGGATTCCTGCAAAATCTCTTGTATAATAATTAATTTTCTTTTGCATGTCAATTTTTCTAATAAATATCTGAAAACCGATTTTATATTAAATTATATAAATTTTGGAAAAATTAAAATTTTATGCTATATTTGTAAGATAAATTATTAATCAATGAACATATTAAGAATAAATGAAAATCCTTTAAGCTTCTTAGGGGATATACATGGAAATTGGGATGTAATAATAAACCATTTTGAAGGCAACGATATTACAAATGTAAACCTTATTCAAGTAGGGGATTTTGGTATAGGTTATTTGAAAAAAGATGAAGAATCTCAAAGACTAAAACACTTATCTTCAATTTTAAAAAAGAAAAATAGTTTTCTATATGTCATTAGAGGGAATCATGATGACCCAAGTTATTTTTATGCTTCAAGTATAAATCCTTATTCTAATATAATTTTCTTACAGGACTATTCAATACTTCAAAATAATTCTCATAACGTGCTTTGTATAGGTGGAGCAGTTTCTGTTGATAGAAGAATTTCAAAAGGAAGAAGTCTTGTCATCGGAAGAAATTTATGGTGGGAAAATGAAAAATTTGATTATAATGAAGTGGAAATAGATAACATCCTTGAAAAATTACAAATAGACATTGTTGTAACCCATACTGCACCAAAAATGTTTTATCCTCAACATTTTAACCATATTGTAACAGAATATGCAAAAAATGATGATATGCTTATTTATGATTTGGTTCTCGAAAGAAATTTGTTACAAAACCTTTATGAAAAGTTTTATGATAAATTGATGCCTAAATATTGGTTCTATGGACATTTTCATAGTTCTAATAATGAATTAGTTGAAGAAAAAGTTAAAGCAGTTTTGTTAGATATTGATGAACTGTACTATTTATAACAAAAATAAATAATGGAAACATCATGTGGATTTGTAATTTTTCACCATCCTTCTAATTGTGTGCTAATGGGGAGGGCAACTCGTTCAGGGAATGAATGGTCTATTCCTAAAGGAAAAAAAGAAGATGAAGAAAATGACTATCAAACTGCTTTAAGAGAGCTAAAGGAAGAAGTAAACGTTGATACAGATTATATCAAAAAATGTAAGGTATATCGTTTGGAAAGTCAATTATATAAAAGTAAGAGAAAAATATTGAAACCTTATTTGGCTATTGTATCCGATACCAAGTTTAAGGATTTAAAATGTAATACTTTTTTTGAAACTGAAAATGGGGAATCTTTACCCGAATTTGATAAAATCGAATGGATAGATATTAATTCAATTTTTGATGGGGAGTTTAAAATACATGAAACTCAAGTAAAAATGTTTAATGAAGTGAAAAGGGTTATTAAATCATTAGAATTGTAAAAATGGGCAGAAAGAAAAAAGAAGTTATCGCTGAAGAAATTATTGTTGAAGAAGTTCCTAAAAAGAAATTCGACACTATTAAAGTTGGAGATTTATTCTTATGTGAATTTAAGCAATACAAATATGTTATTGAGATTGAATGGGAGAAAAAAGGTCACTTTTGGTTAAACGTACAATATTTGAAAAGTAAAACTTCCAAAAGTAAAAAAGAGGAAGAACGATACGGATTCCTTACTACCATAGAATCCGCTCATAGAACTATTGAAGAAAAGGCTTATGAGAAAATAAGCAAAAGTCAATATAAGAAATATTTGACTGAAGGCATTTAAGAGTCTTCAAAAAATTTTAATAAATATCTTTTGGTTTTAAGAAAAAAGATTTTATCTTTGTTGAGAATTTCTCCGATTTTCTTAATGGAAGGGTTATTTATAAAAAGCAAAAAGTATCAAAATGCAAAAAATATCAACTTTTGAATGTTTAGATAAAAGTTCAAAACCTATTGGCAGCTTTACTATTGATGAAGCATTAAGCTACATACAAAATAACCCTAAAAAAGATTTAATTTCCGATTGTAAATTCAATCCTGAAACAGGTGGTAAGAAGAATCCTTTGATTAGATTCAAAGACCGCCTTTGGGATTCAAAGGAAAGAACTTTTAAATTCATTGAAAGAAACTATTATACCCATGTGAAGCAAAAAGAATGTCTTGTTGTTACATGGAATTGTTTCGTAGAAGAAAAAAGGATGAAGGATAAAATTCAAGCTCCTTCAGGATATATTTATTGCGATGTTGATGATTTTTCCAAATTGATAAATTCAGGCAAAGCTTCAAATGATAAAGAGGCAAAAGAATATGTTAAAAAACAATTATCATCAAACAGCTTAAAATTTGTTAAAGCCGTTTGGGATTCTTTCGGTGGAGATGGTTTAGGATTTCTTGTGAAAGTTACCGACATCAATCTGAACAATTTCAGCTCTACTTGGAAAGCTTTAAATGAAATGTTTTTACAATGGAATATTGTAATCGACCCACAAACAAAAGATATTACGAGATGTAATGTATTACCATATGACTCAACAATTTTTATAAGAAATGAACAAGATATTATTCCTTTTGATGCAGTTGAACCTAAAACTGAAAACTATGTTACTGTCGAAACAAGCGGAGTTCCTTATGAAATTGTTTCAGATGTTCTAAAGTATGAATTAAACATTCTTTATAGGAAAGATAGCTCTTGGTCTAACAACCACATTTCCTACAAATTCTACTTCGACTATTTTGTATTTTGTAATCAAATGGGTATCAATTTAGATGATGCCTTAAATTATTTGATTGAAAATGTAAATAACTACCCTGCCTTATTTAAGCATAGAGATATCTATGCAGTTAAATCTGAAATTGTTTCTAATATTAAAAAATATTATAGTAATCAATTCGGATTAAGAAAGATTATTTCAAAAGATACAGATTATACTATCTATTCTCTATACAAACAATATTCAAGTGATATTGACTTGAAACTTGAATATACTTGGAATAACATCAAAGGCAAACCTTATGAGAAAAATAAGAAGATAAGCATGTTTGCAAGAATTTCTAAAGAAGAGGGGATTCTAAAGAAACCTGTTTTAAAATTCTTGGAAGCAATTCTTGATTTTGATGATTCTTTATATAAAATTGTTGATAGAATTTATGGAGATAGCAACATCCATTTTGGAATTGTAAAGGTTATAAATGAAGAAGGATTAAAATCCAAAAAAGAATCATTTATCAAATGGGCTAATGAGAATTCTATGAAAGTTCTCGAAATGGGAACTTTTAGTGGAGACTTAAATAAAACGCTCAATAAGATAGTAGATGAAGCTAATAATATTTTCCAATCAATTTCAAATGAAAATATTTACCATTACTTTAACTACTACTATAAAAATTCTAAATCATACGCAATTTCAAAGGAAGATTCATTGAATCATTTTTTAGATATAATTGCTGATGAAAATTTCAATGATATCATCCGTATTGATAATAGAATTTCCACCTTTGAAAAAAAGAACTTTCTTCAGAAGCTAAAATCCGTTTGTGAATTTGTTTCAAATGAAATCTATTTGAATGACACTTGGAAATTTGGATTGAGAACTATAAAAGTTTTAAGTCCTGAGAAAATCCGTTCAAGATTCAATATAACTGAAGAATATTTCTTAGAGAATGGTCATTATATAAATGAGTTAGATATTCCCGATAGAGATAATCAAGTTATTTGGGGTAATACAGGTCAAGGTAAAACAACTTGGATATGTGAGCACACAAAAGGAAAAAGATTGATTCTCGTGCCAATTATTCCGCTTCTGATGAATATTGACAATGACTATAATGCTTCGGTATTCTATAGAGATAAAAAGAACGTTCATGAAGGCGATGAATTGATTGTATGCACATATAGCAGTTTCCCTAATTTGTTAAAGCAAATGAAAAAATGGGAAGATTGCAAGGTTTCTGACTATGCTTTATACATTGATGAAGAACATAACAATGCTGTAAGTTCTAATCCTGAATTTAGAGGATTTGAATTAAACTTCATTATTGATAATATGCATCTTTTCAAAAGTAGAAGATTGCTAACAGGAACAAAATTCCCTGTATTGCATCCTGCTTTC